TGAGAGTTTGGTTTCTGAAAGAGATAGACATGTAATACATATTGGAACTGAAACAACTATTGGTTCTGCAGCTACACAAGATCCAATGTTTATTAGGTTTTCAGATCAAGAAGACAGAACCACATACGCACCAACGTCAACAAATACAGCGGGAACATTTAGATTAGATTCAGGAACAAAAATTAAAGCTGCAGTTAAAGGTAAAGATTATATATTAGTTGCTACTGATACTTCTGCGTATAGAATGCAATTTGTAGGTCCGCCTTTTACATTCTCAATTACTCAAGTGGGTTCAAACTGTGGTGCGATAAGCCAACACTCAATGGTGTTTATTGATGGTGCGACTTATTGGATGGGTGAAGCAGGTGGTTTTTTTAGATATGATGGTACTGTAAAAAAAATACCATGTAGTGTGGAAGATTTTGTTTTTTCAAATGTAGATGATGACGATTTAGGTTTAAATTTTGGTGCAGGTAACATGGTGTATGCTCATTACAATTCTTTGTTTACAGAAATAAATTGGTTTTATCCCAAAGCTGGTTCACAACAAATAGATAGATGTGTTTCTTATAATTATAGGGAAAACGTATGGACAATAAGTTCTTTAGACAGAACAACTTTTTATGACAAGACTGTTTATGATACACCTTATGGCACACAATATTCTACAACATCAGTTCCAACTTTTCCTACCATACAAGGAGCAACTACACTAAACGGAGCTAGTACTTTCTATGCACATGAAGTAGGAGTTGATCAGGTTGATTCAGTAGGTAATAAAACAGCCATACCTGCGTTTATTGAGTCTGGAGATTTTAGTTTAGAACTTGAAGGCACAGCAGGTGAGTTTTTTGTAAAATTAAGAAGATTTATACCAGATTTTAAATTTATACAAGGCAACAACAAAGTTACTTTAAATATTAAAGACTTTCCTTCCGACACAGAAAAATCATCATTACTTGGTCCTTTTACTATAAACTCTTCCACAAAAAAAATAGATACTAGGGTGAGAGGAAGGTTTGCTGCGCTGCGTATTGAAAATGATGAAACAGAACAAAATTGGAGATTTGGTTCATTTAGAGCTGATGTACAACCAGACGGGAGAAGATAATGGCAAAAATAAATGTTATTATTCCAGAACCAAATGAAGATTATTTAGTTGAAAATTCAAGACAAACTAATTTTGGTATAGATACTTTAATAACACAATTGAATACATCTTATAAACAAGATATAAAAGATGAAATAGAACAATTTAACTGGTTTATAGCATGACAACACAATATAAAAATCAAGGGTTTAACTTATCAACAACAGGCACGATATCAGTGCTAACTGCACCTGCTAGTGGTAGATGTTTAATAAAACAAATACAAGCACACAATGGGTCAACAGGGGCAGTTAATTTAGTCACACAAGTTACAGATACAAGTGCAACAGCTACATTTAGAATTGATAATGCATCTATAGCTGCTAATACGACAAGACAAATAATATCACACACACTTGTTTTAGAGGAAGGTGATGTTCTAAAAATGACAGCAGGAACAGCCAATGAAATTCAGGGTATTGTATCCTATGCTTTAATTGATCGTTCACAAGAAAATGGTTGATTAATATTTTTTTTTCTATAAATTTATTACCATGAAAGTAATAAAGTGTGAAACTGAGACAGTTATTAAAAATAAGCACACTGGAAAAATTTATAAAACAGAGGAAGAAGCTAAGGCTGAACTTTCTGAAGAAGATATCCAAAGAGATGTCGTTATAAAAGTACCATCACTAGATTTATTTGGAGGCACTGGTGAATCCTAAAGGTGGCACAGAACTCCAAGAATCTTTTTTAAATAAGTTTGTTGACAAAGAATTACTTAGCAATTTTTCAATTTGCACATCAGTGCCTGAAAAAATACCTTTATCTAAAGATAAAATAAATATTTTATGGCAAAAAAATGCTGCAGATCAGCCTAACATTAAACCATGGTTTAACGATAAAAAGAACCACACTAAGTATGACTGGTATGTTTTTAATTCACATTGGAATTATGAACAGTATAGAAAATGTTTTGATGTTCCTACGGATAGATGTCATGTAATTAAAAACGGAATAACAAGTTTTCCCAAATTAAACAACTTTCAAAAGGGTGATAGATTAAGAATAATACATCATAACACACCATGGCGAGGTTTAAATGTTTTATTAGGTGCTATGCAATATTTAGAGGGCGAAAATATTGAGCTTGATGTTTATAGCAGCTGTGAGATTTACGGAGATCAATTTAAAAAAGACAATGACCATAATTATCAAGAATTATATGATCAAGCACGTCAACTCTCTAATGTTAATTATATTGGATATAGACCTAATGAATTTATATTAAGTAAATTACCAAACTATCATTTGTACGTTTACCCTAGTATATGGGAAGAAACTTCATGCATCTCTTTACTTGAGTCTATGGCTGCTGGCTTATACTGTGTCGTGACGAATTATGGCGCTATTTATGAAACAGGATCAGAGTTTCCAATATATATAAACTATGAAAAAGATTTTAATAATTTAACTTACCAATTCGCTGAAGCTATTAAAGTAGCACGAGACACGCTCCACGAACCTGTGATCAGAAAACATTTAACTTTACAACAAGCTTTTGTAAAAAGATTTTATTGTTGGGAAAAAAAAGCATTTGAATGGACTAATTTTTTTACGGGTGTGTTAAATGCAAAACAATAAACCAATTTGGATAAAAAAGAAAAAACAAAAAACAATAGGTTTATTTGTTGCCACTCCAGTACATAGTGATGTTTCTATGCATTACACACAAACTATGCTTGAACTACAAAAAGAATGTATTAAAAGAAATATACGTGTGATGTTTCAATTGATGAAATCTTCTTTAGTTACACAAGGTAGAAATCTATGTGTAAGTGGTTTTTTACAAAGTGACTACACACATCTACTTTTCGTTGATTCCGATATTGCTTTTGATGTTGATAGTATATTTACGATGTTAGATAAAGACAAAGAAATAATTTCACAACCCTATCCGATAAAAACAGCTAAATGGGAAACTTTAATTAAAAAGTATGAAGCTGGGTTTATAAAAAAACCAAAAGATTGTCAACTACATATAAATCAATACCCTGTATTATTAAAAGATGATGAAGACGACATAAATTATGAAGATGGTGTTGTAGAAGTTACACATGCACCAACAGGTTGTATGTTAATTAAAAGAATTGTTTTTGATAAACTTCTTAAAGCTTATCCAAATATGGATATTAAACAAAAAACTGTTATAGATGGAGAGTTTAAAGATAGACCACATTTTTATGCTTTTTTTGATACGTACTACGATACCCAATCAAAAAGATATTTTGGAGAAGACTTTGCTTTCTGTCGTTTATGGAAAAAAATAGGTGGAAAATTGTATTGTTATATTATGGATTACATAACACATGTCGGTGAATTCCAGTATACCGGTCGTTTATATGACGAGATGACTAAGCAAGAGGTTGAAAACCCTCACAAATCAGAGTAAAATAAATGCAAGTAATTACTTAGGAGTTATATATGAGTTTAATGGTACCACTATTGTTGGGAACCGCTGCTTTTGGAATAGCAAAACTTGCTGGCGCATCAACAAAAACATCTTTATTAGCGGGTCTAGGAACCTTTGGTGGCTTAGCCGCATTTCAATCAATGGCACCTCAAACTTATTCATCAATTTTTGGTAAAGGAGCTTTATCAGGAAGTCAAGCTGCAACAACTGGTGGGTTGACCGCACAAGGCACTGGTATGAATGCAGCATTTAAAGCTGCAGTTGGTTCTTCTAGTCCAGAATTAGCCGCAGCAGCCGGTACTACAAGTGGATTAGCTGGAGGAGCACCTATAGTTGGATCAAGTCCAGCAGCAGCTAATTATATGGTGGGAGGTCAATTAGGAGATGCCTTTGCAGCAGCGAGTCCAATGGCACCAGAAATAGCAGCTGCAGCTCCTATGGCAGCTGACGTAGCAGCAGCTCCAACATTAGCAGGTAAAATAGGCAATTTTATTAGCGAAAACCCAGGTACATCTTTAGCAGGAGGTGCAATTGCAACAAACCTACTTGGTCAAGCTATGGCAGATGATCCTATGACAGTACAACAAGCTTCGCAAGCATATCCAGAGGCTGATTACGTAAGATTGAAACAAGAACAGGACGCAGCTGTAGAAGGAATGGCAGGACGTTATCCTTATAATTTAGATCCTGGACAAAATAGGGGTGATATTTATAATCCTGTAAATCCAATATACGCCAATCAAGGTGGTCTAATTTCTTTTAAAAATTATTCTGAGGGTGGTATTAATTATTTACCAAGTAAAACAGATCATGATGAAAATGATTCAAATAATTATGTAAGAGCTACAGGTTATGTTGAAGATGGTACAGGTAATGGTGACAAAGATGAGGACACTATGTTAGCACAACTTGCTGATGGTGAATTTGTATCAAGAGCTGATGCAATCTTGGGCGCGGGAATTATGTCGGGAGCAAACCCAGAGGACATGAAAGAGATGAGAAGAAAAGGTGCAAGGTTTTTTTATAATCAACAAGATCAACTTAAAAGAATTTATGATATTGTAAACGATGGAAATAAAACAAGTTAGCATAGAGTGTGTAGATGTGTTTTGGGATAAAGTTAAAGGTTGGGTTGAGAAAGTTTTAAAACAAACTAATGGTCGACACACTCTTGAAACAACATACGATCTATTAAAAAAAGGAACAATGACTATGTTTCTTATCACTCACAAAAAAGAAATAACAGCTGTAGTTGTAACACAAAAAGTTTACTACCCAGCTAAAGTTGTTTTAGGTTTTTTATTTATTGGGGGCAAAAAAGTTTGTAGATATTTAAAAGAGATTGAAGATTATTTTATAAAATATGCACAAAGTCTTGGATTAGATATTATTGAATGTTGCGGAAGAAAAGGTTGGATAAAAGTTTTGAAAGAACAAAAACAAACAATGAAACTTACAGGATATGCATATGAAATTTTTGCTTAATTTAATACCCCACAAAATTAAAATTTGGTTGCTCAATATTCTTTATAAGGATATTGCAGGTAAAGGCACATGTGGTGATACTGAGCTAGCACATATAAATAAAGATGAAGCTTTACTTTTAAAATTAGCAGGTGGTTCAGGCACTATAAACGAATGCACTGGATTAAGACAATACGGAAAAGGTGGTGGTGGCGGAGGTCAGCCTGCTCCACCAGCGCAACCAGCTAATACAACACAAACAACATATTCGAGAGAAGCTCCAGAAATAGAATCAAGAAAGCTAGCTTTGTATGATGAAGCTATTGAATTGTCAAGAGTTCCTATTCGTGTTCCTGAATACGAAATTGCAGGTCCTTCACCTTTACAACAGTCAGCATTTCAAACTATTGGTCAGCAGGGCATTGGTGCAGAAGCTTTAGGCAGTGGTATTTTATCAACTTTGGGAGCTCAACAAACAGCCATGCAACAACCTGACATAGATGCTTTTATGAATCCTTATCAAAGGTATGTAATAGATGAAATAAACAGACAATCAAGAATCTCTGAGAACAGACTATCAGCTCAAGCTGTGGCAGGAGGGGCTTTTGGTGGTGGTAGAGAAGGTGTACAAAGAGCTGAACAAGAAAGAGCAAGACTAGCACAAATTGGTCAAGCCCAAGCAACAGGTTTTGGTACAGCTTTATCAGCAGCTCAGAAACAACAAGGATTTCAAACTCAAGCGCAACAAGCAACTGGTGCGCAGCTAGCAAACTTAGGTGCACAACAACAACAGATGGCTTTAACAGAAGCTCAAGCTCAGCTTACTGGTGGCCAAGCACAAAGAGATATTGCTCAACAAGCATTGACAGGTCAAAGACAAACAGAAATTGCAAGAGCGTATGAGCCATTTCAAAGAATGGAATTCCAAAAAGGTATCATGACAGCCCTTCCAACAGCTGCTTCACAAGTTACAGCGGGCACAGGTCCAGGAGTTAATCCTTTAGCTCAAGCAGCAGGTGCAGGTCTACAAGCTTATGCTGCTTATAACATATTTGGTGGAACAGGTATTGGTGGGGGAACTAAATCATAATGTCAGATAAGGTTTTACATAGAAAATTGTTTAGACAAAAAGCTTTGCGAGCAGGTAAGGTAGAACCTGTTAAAGCTGTTGGAGGTGCAATCGCAGGAGGAGTGCCATCTGCTTTAAAATTAGCAGCACGAGTTGGTCCTTTTCTTGCCAGACAAGTTAAAAAACTTGTATCCCCAAGAGTTAAAAGAGGAGTAATGGGTGCCTTAGAAACATCTGAAGTGCCTTATGGTGCTTATCAAGTAGGTGAAGGTGTGATGTCTGAAGAAGGTGACATGGGTGATGTTGCTGGAGGTTTAGCTTTTTTAGGAGCAGGTTCAGGAACATTTCTTCCTGGCGCTAGAAGATTAGCTAGTGCTTTTGGTAAAAAAGATACAAGGGGTATTAGTAAACTAAGAAGAAGAGCAGAAAAGGTACCTTATGCAGGAAGGTTATTAGAAGCTACACGTAAAAATCCAGGTAAATCTTTCTTGGGTGCTGCGGGTGTGGCAGGTGCTGGAGAGGTTTTGGGTTCTCCACTATCACAAGAAGAATTAAGAACACAACAAACACTTGAGCAAGATCAACTTGATAACCTTAAAAATCAAAAAAAAATAAGACAACAACAACAAGAAAAAGTTCAAGAAGGACAAACAAGAAAACTTGATCCAAACTATGAAGGAGATGTTGGTCCTTTTACTTCAGGAGGTCCGCCTGGTGAATTGAATACTAGTTTAGCAATTGAAGATGAGAGAATACGAAGAGCTAAAACAATTGAAGATGAAGATAATAGTACTGATGTTGCTGGTAAGTTAAATGAATCTGGTAAAGACGCTATAGGTAGAACAAAGCAAACTTTCGATAACGCTAATCCTAGAAGACTTGCATCGGTTTCTGCAATCGCAAAGCAGCTTAAAGAAGAATATCAAGTTGCGTTTGATGATATTAATGCAGCACGAGAAAAATTAGGTCAAAGAGAAAAACAAAACTTTGATGAGTATCTACAAAAGTTTAAAGAATATAGTGGTGCAGATAATAACAACAGAGCCATGTATTTATTATGGAAAATGGGTAGTGGTTTAGCTAATGCAAAAACGTCAAGCAGAGGTTTTCTTGGTTTGCTTGAAGCAGCCAATCAAGCAGGTGGAGAAGTAATGGAAACTGCTTTTGCTTTAAATCAGGAAGATAAAAAATTGAGACAAAGTTTAGCAGCTAATTTCTTAGATTATGAAAGAACTTTTGAAGAACAAACAAGACTTGAGGGCAAAGCTTTAGACAAGGAACAAAGATTATTGACACAAAGTATACTTGCAACAAGTATTGATTTAGATCAAAAAGCTCAAGATAGACAATTAGATGTGTATAAAGCTCAAGTAGATCTGCAAAAGACTGTAGCAAAAAACAGTAAGATAAAAGAAAGAAATTTTTATCTTTCGCTTAATAACCCAGATCACCCAGACCAATTTGGTGGAGTTGTAGATGTGCCTGCTGTTCAATTAGAAGACGGAACTTTAGGTGTAGAAATAAACAACCAGATTTTTGCTTTAAATAGTCCAGAAGTACAAAAAGTTTATGGACGTTTTGGTAAAAGAGGAGGTAATGAAAAGGGTGATTATGCAATACGTCAATTCGATGGTGGTAAGGCAGATGAGGTTTTAAGTGGTATACAATACACAGGTGAGGGTATAAATATTATCAACGACGTGTTAAAGATAAGATCATCACTTGAAAATCAGGGTATTGATATAGATGAGGTAGTTGGTGCTGGTGGTGCTTTAAGAGAGAAAGGTATTAAAGTTGTTAATTTTTTAAAAGGTATTCCACGCGCTGTAGGTATAAATGTTTTTGGAAGAGAAGGTCCTACTGCTAATGATATCTTACAAA